ACACCCAATTCATCGAGCAGCTCTCTGATTGGCGACAAAGGGTCGTCCGGGCGGAGTATCCACCCCCATCCGCCGTCGCGATTTGGCTGGTTTTTGCGCTTGCTGTCTCGCAGATAAAAGTGCCAACCATTGTACAAAACCGCATCACAAAACTCGGCAATCAAAAACCGCTTCATCATCCGTCCTCCTAAACGTCCCTCGGCATGCTCTCGTTGACCGCCACGGCAGCCAAACAGATCGCAGTCGCCGCGCTCTCGTGGACCCGATCAATCGACGGCTTGGGCGCCCCGGCGCGGCAAAATGACGCCCGCCAAGTTCCGTCCCGCATGTCATAGAGGTTGAACCACACGCCTAGTTCGCGCAGATACTCGACGACCTCCCAGGCGGCTTTCATGTCCTGGCTGTAGCGCGGGATTTCCCGCAGGCCGGTGTCGCCAACCTCGCTGCCTTGCGGCCCCCATTCGTAAACCCAAGTTTCCAAGTCCGTCTTCGCAAGGCAGGGGCCAGCATAGGCCGCCCAGCCGCAACTTGACGGCGTGTACCAGTAGGCCAGGTGCCCTTTCTGGACGCGCGGCAAGCACATGAGCTTGGCCGCGGCCGCGTCAAGATCGTTTGCGCCTTCGACGGCAAAGCAGTCAGCAGGGATGCTCACGACACACCTCCACAGGCATCATGGCTCTTCGCCGTAATTCGGCTTCTACGTCTTCCTTCGTCCAGCCATTGACCATCCACCATTCCTTTCGCGTTCGGTCGTCGCTGAAAAACAGTTGCAAATTGCCGCAGCATGGGCAGTTCGCATCACAAAACATCAATCCCGTAAGCCTGGAAATCTCTGCGATTGTCATTGCTACCTGCCCTTCCGATGACAAACGACCCCGTAGCACCGCCCGCACAGGCAGCCGATGCCGTTGACGATGTACTTGGTGCGGTTCGTGAGATCCCGACTGCACCGGCGACAGACCATGGACGAATTGTGCAAACGCGGTTTGTAGTTATGGCCCGGCATTCCGCCAATAATGGGGCTCATGTATTTTGGCCTTTCTTCACCTCGGTTGAATCGTGCCGTTCAATCGCTTTGTCTAGTTTCGCTGGGCTGATCCCCCGATGTGCCGCGACAAGCAGCGCATCGAAGGCTCGCTCTTCGCGCTCTTGCTGTGGCACTGACGCATCGGGCCATGGGCCAATAAGCGGGCTTTCTGATAGTCCGTAAGATACTCGCGGGTCTTGTCCAGGCATCGGCGGTTTCCTTTCTATGGCAATTCTCTCCTTCTAAACGTCCCTCGCACGGTCAGCACGCGGAAGCCGTCGCCGAACTCGAGCAGGAACTTGCCCCGGCTCGCCCGCAGCAGGCGGCACGGCTGGCCGCGAGCCCGGGCAGCCAGCGACGGCTAATCCAGTAGTGGCTCATGGCAACTCCCTGGTTTCCCAGTCAATGTGGCAACGGGAACGGCTCGTCGATGTTGGCGAACGCCCTCGCCAGCACCACGGCCGGATCGGGCGACGGCTTGTAGGGGTTCTGTATCCGGCGCCTGGCCCACTTGCTCTTTTTCACCGGCAGCAGATCCAGCAGGATATCGACGGCGCGCTTGCCCCACCGGCCCACCGCAAGCCGAAGATTCTCCTCCGTTGTCTCCGCGCCATCCGGCCACTGGCACCAGAACGCGGTAAACATCTGCTCGCACCGATAGCCGGCATCGCGCAGCGTTTGACATGTGATTAGCACGGATAAGCCTCCTCATATACGAACAGGTTTTCCGGTTCTCTCGACCCGCACCGCCATTCATTCACCAGGCGAGGTTCATTCATGACTGCTTCCTCTCCCGGGCTCGCTCGATGCGGGCCACTGCTGCCGGCCCGAACAGCGCCAGCACGTCGGCCAGCCGATCCTCCGGCTTGTACGCCGCTTCCTCGACCGCCGACTGCGGATTCCTTGCGGCGCCCGTCTCGCTACCAAACGCATTCCTGGCCGCCTCTAAGACCGCCCGATCAACTGCCAAGCCGTTGACCCGTCGATCGTACATGCACCACGCGCCTTCGGGGTCGAGCCGGTTGCGCAGGGTGCCCTTGACCACGGCCAGCCGGCGACCGGGCGGGACCTTGCGGCCTGCCGCGATCGCCGTGGCCAGGTCTTCCGTGGAAAGCGTTCCCCGGGCCACTGCCTGGGCGATTTTCACCAATGACGGCAGTTCCCGGCCGTCGAATGGCAATCGGCCGGCAGCCGGCCAAAGGTCCGCCACGATCCGCTCGATGATTTGCCGCGCGTCGTTTCCGTCGTCGTTAGAAGAATTCAACGACGACGACGGACGCGCGCGTGGGGTTTCCCCTCCGGGATTGGGCACGTTGGGACAAGTTGGCCCTGCGTGGGCCAAGTTGGCCCTGCCTGGGACAACTTGGCCCTGCCTGGGACAAGTTGGCCCTACGATGGACAGCCTATCCATGGCGGCGATCTGGTAGCACGTGCCCTGGCTGTCGGTTTGGGATCGCACCAGCCCCAGGCGGATCGCCGTGGCCACCGTCCGCCTGGCCGTCTTGACGTGGCAGTCGAGCAGGTCTCGCCGCGTCAGTTCCTCTACGCTGATTGGCCACCATTCGTCTTCGCGTCCCTCGTGCGTATTGTCAAACACAGCCCGGCAAAAATCACGCACCCTTTTCCCCGCCCTGACCCTTTCAAGAGCTAGACTGAGCGCCGTCTCGCGCTCCAGACTCCGTTCGCCCGAAAAGTCCAAGGCTTCCTGCATCGGCATCTCCTCACTGGCGCCAAACAGTGCCGGCCTTGCACCGGCCCGGGGGTCCCCTTGCGGGCTGCTAGTCTCTCAACCCCTAAGCGCTACTCAGTTCGCAGTGCCCGCTTTGCGGCGGCCGCCGCGCTCCCAGCCGTGGCCGCGATTCAATTGGCTGGGTCGGCAAACAGGCTCATGGTTCCTCTTACGTCTCCACCGCGGTCCGCAGATCGTTGCGCCGCAGGTGCGCAGGCAGGTCGCTCTTGGGGTACTTTGCGGACACGACCGCGGCCGTTGCCAAGCGGGCGCGGCGGTGCAGCTCGTCGATCTCCTTTTCGTGGTGCGCGATGAGCGGGGCGATTTTGACCTCTTCCGCGGCGTGGATTGCGGCCGCCAGTTCGTTGATCGCGATCTGTTCACGCCAGAAGACGCGCAGGTCCTCGTTGGTGTCGCCGCACAGTTCCAGTTCGAGATGGAACTGCCAATGCCTCCTGGCATACGCCTCCCGCCAGTTGGCCGGCTCGCGGGCCTCGTCGGCAAATGGTCTTCGCGTCAACATGCCGTCCTCCTCCTGAGCAGTGTTCTCAACCGGCGCGCCGACCGCGGTCTCGGCGAGGTGCTTCTCCACTCGGTCGCGCGTCAGTCCGGACAGGGAAGGCAAGGCGCGGCGATACCAGAAGGCGGCCCGGGCGCGCAGGTTCGCGGCCGCGTCTTTGTCTTTTTCCGCAGCGTCGTAGGACTCCGCCAGTTTCCACCAGGCGTCGCCCAACTCGACCTGCTGCTGGGCTGTCGCCGGCCCCTGGCGGTCCTGTTTGGCCAGGTCGGCCAGGGTCGGGTCGCTCCCCTTGGCCAACCGCGGAATCCCTCCCATGCCCGGCGTGCCGTGGCTCATTGTTCATCCCTCATCCTTCATCCCATCCCTCATCCCCCTTCCTCTCCGCTGTCGCCTCATGCAGCCGCACGCGCAGCGTCCTCGCCTCCTCGCGGGTCACCTCAATAGTTCTCTGGAGGCGATCTAGCCGGCGCTCCAGCGTTTCGCACCGCGCTACGGTCGCCGGAATTGATATCAATAGATTCTCCGTCTGCGACACCTCCTGGGCCGCCTCAATGGTGCTCAGCACGCGATCTACCCGGCGTTCCGCTGCCTTCTGGGCGAGCCTCAGGTCCGAGAGTTCCGCCAGGATCGCCGAAATCTCGCCAGCCAGGGACTGCTGGCGGTCCCCCAGGGCGACGACGCTCCGGCTAATCATGCGGTGATTCCTGCAGACGGCGGCAATGAACGTGACAAACGCCAACAAGAAAACCGCTAGCGCGGTGATTCCTACGGACGGTGGCAGTGAAGCGGTGAACATTTCCATCATCCCTTATCCTTCATCCCTCATCCTTTATCCTTCATCCCCCGCCCCTCATCCCACTAGCCCGAAGCCGGGCGTGAACCCGGCGGGCAACTCGACCCGCTCCATCGCCGCCCGCGCCTCGTGGGCCTGACTGACGTACCACTGGGCCGTGGTCACGTCGGCGTGGTCGAGGATTTCCTGGAGCACGTGGGCCGACACGCGCGGGGCGAATAGTTGCGCGCAGGCCCGCTTCAGGTCGTGGATCGTTAGGTGCGGCACGCCGGCGATCCGCTGCAATCGCAACCATTGGCGCCACAGGGCCGGCCACGAGCACGACCGGGCGAACACGCGAGGGTCGCGGGCCTGCCGGATCACCACCAGGTGCCGGATCGCCTCGGGGCATAGCCCCTTGATCCGCTCGCAGCCTTCCTTGTCGTCCTCGGCCTCGATGCGCACGCTGCGCCCGGCCAGGTCCACGTGATCCCAGCGGAGGCTCAGCATGGCCCCGCGCCTCAGGCCAGTGGTCAGGGCCACGACGATCCAGGCGCGCCACCAGGCGGCCGGTGCCACCCCATGGATGATTGGGCATGTGGCATACTCCGCGGTCTGGTACACGCGGGCCAGCGCTGCCAAGTCGACCCGCTTGGGCAGGCGCCGCGGCAGTGTGAACGGTCGTGGACGCGGCACGCGGTCGAGCGCCTCCTTTCCCTCGGCCGCGTACCGCAGAATTGTCACCAGCGCCGTAAGCGTCTTGTTCACGGTTCGCCGGGACAGTTGCGCCGCCTTGCGCCCGGGCCGGCCCGCCAGCCAGTCCCGAAACTCCTCGAGCATGCGCTTGTCGATCGCAGCCAGTGCTGGCTCTTCGCCTCGCCCCTCTTCGTGCCACCGCTCCCAATGTCCGATCGCCTCCGTGTAGCTGGCCATGGTCCCCGATTTCGCCTGGAACAAGAATTCCGGACGAAACCACTGGTCGAAGAAACTCCTGAATGTTGCCTTGCGGATCGCCGTCTTGGTGGTCCGATCGCTCGATGCAGCTCTCATGGTGTACCTCCACGGCTAGAGCCGAGCGATCCTCCCTGAGCAAAGCCGCGGCTCCACGCGCCGCGGCAGACGATGCCGCTATGGTAATTCGCCCCAGCATGGTGTCACCCCTCGTCGTCCCAGTCCTCGCTGAACCACTCGTCGTCGTCGCGGTCCCATTCGTCCAGGTCGTCGTCCAGGCACTCGCATTGGCAGTCGTCCGGGGCCTCCTGCCAGAGGTCCTCGCCGTCGCAGTCGCAGGCTTGGTTGCACATCGGGCACTCGTGCATGGCTCACAACTCCAATCGCCGATTCCTGCGCGTGCGGCCTTTGGGTTTTTGTCTCGCTAGTTTGCGGACCCTCATCACAGTCGCCGCTAATACCCTTCGGTATGGCATCGGATTCCATCTACGGCGACAAATCTTGATCGAGCGAAATGCGTTTTTCCAAGTCTCAGTCAATGGGAACTCTCCATGAAACCTCCGCAGAACGCGGCGGATTTCCTGGATGGCCAAGAACCACTCGCCCCTGACATTGATCGGAGCTAGCTTTCGATGTAGCCAATTCTCATCAGCCCAGCATCCGTCGAATCTGGCTAGTTCTCGGACTTCACTTGGGCAGCTTGATTGAATGTTTCTGAGTCGTCTGTCGACCCCAGAGTCGGTTTCGGAGAAACCAATCTTGATGACATGCAATCCGACTGCTTCGGCAAAGTAAATCATGGTCATCACAACTCCAATCGCCTCTGCTGTGCCGCGGTGGCGAACCGGCTGAACGCCTCCGGGTCGAGCTTCCGCTTTGCCTCCATCACGGCCTGGTTGATCTCGCGCTGGCAGGTCGCCTCGCGCAGGCGATCGGCCAGGTGCTCGTCGGCCAGCGGGTCGCCGGGCTGCTCGGCTGGCTCGTCCTCCGATTCCGGCTCGCCCGAGGCCGGCGGCTCGGGGCCTTCCTCTTCTGTCGGCCCGTGCATCGCTTCCTCGGCGGCGTGAAGTCCGCGCAGCACGTCAGCAAACGCATCGCGCAGCGCCCACGACCGGGCTCGCAGTTGGAGCATGCGCCGCGGGTACTGCTGCCACGGCCCGGCCTTCTCGGTCAGGCCGGCCGTCTTGGCGTCGGCCATCGAGAATGATCGAGTGACCGGCTTGCCGTCCGGCAGCCGGCGCACGGTGCAGGTGGCCGTTAGCACGCCCCCTTGGCTGGCCGTCGATTCACTGAATGCCGATTCGTCAAACAGACCCGAGGCCCGGCAGACGCCCAGCATGGCGTCGCCCCAGATGCTCGGTCTGCCGTTGATGACGGCGATGTTTTGCAGCGCGGCCATGGGCGGCAGGCCCAGTTCGGCCCCGAGCTGGATCGCCACCAGCACGGCGGCCGGGGACTTGACGTTGGCCGGGGCCAAGCCTGAGGCGATCACCTGTTCGGCGAATGCCATCATCTCAGCCATGGTCGAGAGCTGGAGTCCCCGCGGCCCGCGGGCCGGGGCCGCCGGCGCGGCGTGCGCCGGCAGCGGGGCGAGTTGGTTGGGGTTGTGGGTGGTGGTTGCGGTGGTCATGCGTGGCTCCTTTGGGTTGAGGCTACTCGCTTAGCGGCGAGCCCAGCAGGGCCCACCGTTCGCCGTTCACCGTGAACGGCTGCTGTCTCGACCAGATAACCAGCTTGGAAAAGTCGATGTATCTGAATGGTGTGCCGCTGTAGTCTTCGGTTGGCCGAAAGTCCGGGTTCTGTCGCGGTGCAACCCACCCATCCTCGTCGATGGGCCAGCGGCGAGCCGGGTCGTATCGGCTTAGTCGCGCGTAGGAGTCAATGAACTGCAATTCCTGAATGTCCTGCCAAAGCAACTGCTGATTCGCCAGCGGGACGCTCTTGAGTCGTTTGAAGAACAGCACGACCCGATGGCCGATGGCGTGGTATTTCAGGTACGACTCATAGGCGTCGCGCTCGATGGCTTTGGCCGCTTTCGCATCCCAAAGCACGACCCGCTCATCCGTGCGACACAGCACGCCATCGGGGCTGTGTCGCAGGAGTTGTGCTCCCGGATCGTTCGATCGTCTGATACGAGCCGACACAACCGGGGCAATGCTTTCTCCGCCGTACCGTTCCACCGCCGCCACCTCTCGACAGGATTGAAGCAGGGCCATCAACTCTTGCTCGAATTGCTGCCCGGGGCGCAGCCGCGCCTCGAACAATCTATTTGTGTGTCCCAAAGATCATCAAGTCGCGGTTGATGTACAGGATCTCCCGCTTTTCCTGGGCCATCTTGACGAATGCCGCGCTGTGGATTTCCGTGTTGTAGGGGACGATAATCCGGGCCAGGGGCGTCAGGTACTTTGCGATCCGCGCGTAGCAGAGAAACGGCAACTCGATGTATCGCCCGTCCTCTTTCCACGGGCCGATCAACAGGGCGAGCTTTCCCTTGTGGTTCCCCTGCCACTTGCGCTTGATCCACTTGGCGATGTTGGCGATGCAATCCAAGAACGCCTCCAGGCCCATGTTCGCCAGGTCGGTCGCCTTGTCGCTGTACTTCCCTTTTGCCTGCTGCCAGTAGGGCGGGTCGAGGAAGACCATGTCGGGGACGGGCAAATCGTCAGGCAGCCCCGTCGTGATGTCGTGCTGCCGAATTTCGTGCTTGCGGGCCTCGATCGGCGTCAGGTCCGAAACGTAGTACCGTCGCCAGCGTTTGCGGCACACGTCGATGGTCACGGCCCCGCCACCGAACGGATCAAACACCACGTCAAACGGCTTGGTGTAGTAGTAGAGCAGGTTGTCGATGATCTCCGGCGGGATGTTGCCGAAGATCCGGATCTGGTTGGTGGCCATCGGGAAGCTCCAATTCGCGTAGACCTTACGCTCAAAGTCTGACTCGTGCGAGATTGCAGATTTTTTCGCTTTCGGAAGTGCTTCCGATTCCGAAATTTTCTGCAAGAACTCGTTTACGGCTCCAATAGCAAGCCCCACCGCGTCCGCGATTTCCTGTTGCGTATGGCAGGCCAGCCACATGGCGGTCATCTTCTCTTCGCGCTCCGCCTGTAGCTGGTCGTCGATGTCTTGGAGGTAGGTGCGGACCTGGCGTTCCGTCACTGACAGCACTTCAGCGATCTCAGCCTTCTCGCAGCCCTCGCCTCCCATATAGAGCCGGATGGCCATCTTGGACTTATCCCGCTCCGTAAGCTGCTTGCCAGCCGTGGCGTTGCGTCGGCAGGCGAGGGCCATGAACTCCGCGTCGCTGGCGGTCTTGGTGACTGTCACCCGGATCGTCTCGCACTTCCTCGTCTTGTGCGCCGTCCAGCGATGCCAACCGTCGATCAACTCGTTGTGCTGGTTGACCTCGATGGGTGGCAGCAACTCGACCACCTCGGCGTATCGCTGAACCAGGGCCGGATCTTTCTCGATGCGCGGATACAGGTCTTCACGCATCACGACATCGGCAACGGGCAGTTCACCGTTCGTTTTCATTCCTGACTCCATGCCAGACTGGAAACCCCACAAACCTTCCGCAGCGGGCGCAGTCGCGGCGGGTGGACCGGCCCTCGTGGATCGGCACGTCGCGGAACTCTCCAGCCCCGCACCGCGCACAGCAGCCCGGCGGCCGCTCCGCGGGCCGTCTGACCGACAGAATCGCAATCGTCCGGTCACTCGGGATCATGCTCTCCTCCCCTCCCCGCCAGCCGCCGCGCGCAGAATGGGCCGGGCGCCGTGTCGGGTGACCGCCCGGCGATGCCGCTGGATGAGAAGGCGCGCGGCGGGCTGGGCAGGACGGAGACAACCACGGACGAGACAACAACCAAGAATCAAGCACAAGACCCCGCCCCGGCCCCGTGCGCGCTGGGCTGACCGCACCCAGGCCGCCGCAGGCAGCCGGTCTGCGCGGAATGACAACGCGCACGGGAGACCGAGGGCGTGGTGTCAGGCGCATGGCATGGCCCCCTTTGGCCGGTCAACGTGCTCGGCTTCGAGCCGATCCTTTTCCGCCATTGCGTCGCGTTGCCGGCGGAACAATGCGACCACCGTTTCCTCGCCCGAGGGCGACAACCCCGACAGGCTCCACTTGGCCAGCCGAACCCTGTCGATGCGCAGCGTGCCGAAGAGCACGCCGCAGGCCATGACGTGGCGGTGTTCGACGAAATACAGTCGGCACTCCAGACTTGACCCCAGGTGCGCGAAGAGCGCCCAGGCCGAAAACCTTGCCAGTGCGATGCCGCAGGCCCGGCAGCGGTAGCGGCGGTCCAATATCTCGAGTGGCCGCCTCGCGCCTTCGTGGCGCTCGGCTTCGGCGGCCGTCTCAATGAGCATCCCGCCGCACTTGAGACAGCGAGGTCTGGCTGCCCGGTGCAGCTCCAGCGACGTGATGAAGCGGACCGCCCCGCACACATCGCAGCGAAACGACTGGTGGGTGGCGCTCGTGCGCCGCACACGCCGACGCCCAGCCGGGCGATCATGGGCGTAGCCGCCATAGTCGTCGGTGTAAGGCGATCGTCGCATCACTGCCTCCCGCCGGCGGCGCCGCGGGGGAAAGGAGTAAAGACCCACGGCGCCGCCAAGCCAAGGAACTCAGGTGATACTGGCGGCCGATGGACTAAACCCTCTGACACCAGCCGCCACAACAGCGAGATAGATTACAGAATCCTGTAACCGCTGTCAACAAGAAGTCCGCCACAAAATGTGGTGGGCTGTGCGGGGGGGCCTACTACCCCTTGTCACCCTGCTTTCGGGCGTCGAGTAGGCGCTGAATCTCCGAGTTGGGAATCGCCCAGGAGTGTTTGCCGAGCCTTTGGGCCCTGATTTGGCCCGCGCGGATCATCTGGCAGATGCGCCCATCGGTCAAGCCGAGGGCCTCTGCTACCTCGTGGGTCGATAGGTAAGTCTCGGAAGCTAGCACGTTTTCCATGCCTCCATTATTACAGAATTCCGAAGTCCAATCAATCCGTTTCGAGGCGCTACGCTCGGGCAACTCACCACGGTGGTTCTCTCGGGGGGACACGCGCAACGGGTCCCCAACCCGATAACGCGCAAACCCACCACAAGCGGCAGAGTGGCCACGACTCAGTCGTGGCCAGTCCGAGCACCCCCTAGGGGAGTCGAACCCCTGTTCTCGGACTGAGAACCCGATGTGCAGTTAGGGTGGGTCTAGTTGGGCCAGAACAGCCCGAGAATCGCCGCCACGGGCCAGCTAGGGCCATTGGCGACGGCAAGAGAGTTAGGATGGCCGCCAGCGCGATTCCATGGCATCCAGCCCGCACCGTAGAGCGACCCAAAGCACGTCTTCCGCCGACCAGTCGCGCCTCGCCGGGTCGGGATCGGGCCGGATCGCGTTGCGCGCGACCGCGATCCTTTCCGCCTGGGCGGTCAGGGCGGGGTCGTACCGGCTGAGCAATCGCTCGAATCGGCCGTAGTTGAGTACCGCTGCCATTGCCTCCCTCCTGCGGCCGTCGGGCCGCGATGCAGGCCAGGAGTCTCACCTATGGTGGCGGCCCTGATGACCGCCCCCCTTTTCGCGCACCCGGACGAGTTGCGGCTGATCCCCTTCCGGCCGGGGCTGCTCAGCCACATAGAGTTCCAGCCGCACACGGCGGCCGCGGATCGTGACTTTGACCTCGTAGATCGCCGCCATCCGATTTTTTTCCTTAGCCGCTTTCTTCAGCCGCGCCTCGTCGCAGGCTCGCTCCAGTTCGGCGGCCGCCCGAGCAAACAGCGGGCCCTCGTCCTGCGCCGGCAGACCGGCGATGGCCATATACTCGCGCACGGCCTGGACCGTGACGTACCACCCCTGGATCATGGCAATCTCCTTTTTTTCCAGGGGGCCGGCGCGGCAGGTCCTACATCACGCCGCGCCAGCCCTCCCGTCGACGGGCAGAGCGGGGCGGGGGAGATCATGGGCACTTACGGGCAGCCGCTTGTCGGAGGGATAAATCCTCGCCAGTTTCGCCGTCGGAGAATCGGTACTCCGCGACGCTGCCGGTCTGCCTGTTGCTGCTCTGGTGCCGATGCAGAGAGCACACCCTACATGTGTCGGTGCTGCTCAGTTGCGTGCCGGCACCAGCGTAGACCGGGCCTTCAGCCCAATCGTGGGCGGCGTCGATGGCGTCCAGTAGTTTTTGCGTGGTCGCTTTCATGGCTTTTCTCTCTTTCGTGCCGGCTGCCGGCCGGCTCGGTTGCGCCCTGTTGCCCGGGCGCTGGGCATGTCAGCCCCCGCCTGCGCTGGGCGGGGTAGCGGCTCGCGCCGCAAGTGTAACCGTGGCCGGTGACTGGTCGGCCGCGGCGCCGGCCAGGAGAGTCAATCGGCCAGGGCCGCCAGCACGGCGGCCTGCCGACGCCGCACTTCAGCGTCATCAAGGGGTTGCCATCCCTCGCGGAGGGCAACCCGGATTCCCCAACGCCTTGGCTCGCCCACCCCATCGCCAGGCTCGGGGGAGAGCTCCACGTAGCCAAGCCCCAAGGATTCGCCAGCGGGTGTCGGGACCAGGACGACCCGGCCCGATCCCCAGAAGGAACCGGGCGGGTACTCCTGCACCTCCTTTTCCAGCAGGCCCTTCTCTAGGGCCTGCTGTCTCTGCGCAGCGGAGAGCTTCATTTCTCCGCCGTAAGCCAGCCAATCCAGCTGGCTGCGGTTGTACTCACCAAGCGTGAGAATCATCGCTTCCTCCTGCGGCTCTTAGCCGCGCTGCCCGGAGTCCGCCGGGCTCGGTGTTGCGCCCTGAAGCCCGGGCGCGGGGCGTGTCAGTCAGTCCCCGCCGGGGCTCCCGTCGATGCCCAGAGCAGGGAAGCGGCCCGCGCCGCGCAATGTTGGGCCAGTGACTAGCTGGCCGCAGCGCGGGCCAGGAGGGTCAACCAGCCTCAGAGGTCGCGGTCTCAGACTCCAAGCACCGAGCTGTTAGCACCGCTGAATCGGTCGCGCAGGTAGATCGCCAGCCGCTTCTCCGGCCGGCACCAGCAGCCGGTCGGCTGGTGGTGGGACCGGGCCCGCTTCGCGTCGCCCCGGGTTGTTTTGGCTCTCGTCATGGCTTTCTCCTCACTGCCCCAATTATAGCCGATCGGTTAGGGTTATCGAGAGCGATTCCGTCCGTTTTCTCAACTTTTTCCCGGGATCGGCCATAACCTATTGCGAGAGCTAGAGTTACGACCAGAAAAAAAACGGCCAGGCTCCAGCGAATTTTCCCCTTCAACCCTAACTGGACAGTTAGTATTTAAGACTCCCGCCCTAACCTCTTGCGACCGTTAGGGTTGCGTCTTTTGCGGCCGGCAGTGCCAGCGGGCGCGATGAGGGACGGGTTGCCCGGGCGCCGCGGCACCTGGGCAAACGCATCGACGGCCCGGGCTGGCAGGGCCAGATCGCGGCCGAATTTGCCGGCCGGCAGCCGGCCGGCCAGGATGAACTGGCGGACGCGGCCCGGGCTGACTCCCAGCACGGCCGCGGCCTGGGCCACGGTGTAGACGTTTTGCATGGCGTTGCCTCCTCGCGTAAAATATAGCGTTGGCAATACAAATGTCAAGCCGCTTGACGCGCCCGTGGCCCGGGCGGGAGGAGGAAATCATGGTTGCGCGCGAGAGAAGGGGGAATGCGCCGGCGATTGCCGCGCTTTGCTGTGTAGCGTTCGGTCTGTTGGGCACGCTGATCTTTCCGCCGATCGGCCTGGTGATTGCCGTTTTGGGGATCGCTTGCGCGGTGCTAGGAATCCTGCTGGCCTGCTTTCGCCGCGGTGAGGGCCTATTCTTTTCGCTAATCGCCCTGGCACTCTGCGCGCTGCCGTTCCTCCTCGTGATCGGCTACCTCGCAGTGCTGTTTGGCCGATAGTCGCAGCCGTGGCCGCGGCGATCGCCGATCAATCGGACTGAGGCGGGCGCCAGTGGAACTGGGCGATGTCCCACTCGCACGCGCGGCCCACGAGGTCGATCAATTCGGGCGTCCAACGGCCCGGCTCGCGGTCGGCTCGGCTTAGGTGCGGCAGTTCCACGGCGGCGGACACGCACGGGATGGCTCGCCAGCCGTATCGCAGCGCCGGAAACAGGATCGGGCGCACGTGGTATAGCGTGACGCAATGATGGAACCACGGCGACTTGGCTTCGCGTCCCCATTCAGCCTGGACGTAGGCGGCGAAGTCCGGGTAGGCCGCCGCGCGGCGCAGTTCGTCGGGCACGCGCCAGCCGGAGTCCAGACGCATTTCGGTCGTGATCGGGATGGTTTCGGCCCGGTCGCGGCGCCAACGCCAGGAACTCTCCACGATCTCCCAGGGCGACCGGGCGACGCTCCAGTAAGTGTAGCGCCCAGGGTCGTCCTCCATCTCCACGTCAATCAGACGGATGATGTCGGCTGCTGTCGCGTGCTTGAAGGCGACCAGATCGACCAGGCCATGCCGGCATGAGTGCGCCAGCGCGTGCTGGACCGAGGTTCCGCCGGTGCGCGGGATGTGGACGAAGACGGCTCGGTGGTGCGGGCAAATCCACATCAATAGCGGACCTCGCGGCGCCAGCTTTCGGGCCACGCGGCGGGCGGGCCGAACAGTCGGGCCAGCCACTCGCGCGTGGTGGTCAGATTGTACTGTGCCGAAGGATTCGCGCGAACCTCGGTCCACGGGGCGTCGTGCCACTCGTGGTAGATAAGGTCGGGGATCGCCAGCGGGCGGCCGTGCTCGCCTACGGGCAGGGCACGCAGGGCGTCGAGCGACTCGCCCGTGGTGATTGCCATGAACAACCGGAGCCCCCAGTCCCAGGTCGGGTTGCCAACAAGCCAGTCCGGGCACTGGCTGCGCACTCGCTGCCACCACGCTGGCCGGAAGCAGAACAGGTCCGCGCCGGCGTAGGGACTCAGGCGAGAGACGGCTTGACGGTCGAGAAGCGCGGGGCGAGGGGCGGGGGATGACGGGAAATCGCGGCGAAACGTGAAGCCGCACTCGTGATCTGCCAGGTGGGCGCGGATCGCGCTGGTGGCCTCGGGCACGATGCCAACATCAGCATTGCTATAGACCACCAAGTCCTCGGGCTCGGCCGCCCGGCAGCCGGCGTCCAGCAGATCGCGCAAGAAGGGCACGCGGCGAGGATCGTCCGGGGCGACCGAACCGGAGTCGCGAGCCAGGTCCGGGGGTGTGACAAAGCAGGGCACCCAGGCCGCGCCGTCATAGAGCCGCTGCCACGATCGCCACGCCTCGGCCATGCGCCGTTTGGTCTCGCCCGACGCCGCCCAGAGATTGACCGCGTGGACGATCTTCGCGGCCGGCCGGTCCGGCGGCTTCGGGTGGGCGGCGAAGTGGTCGCGGGTGCGGTCATAGATTTCGACCAGGCGAGGCGAGTGGAGCTTGCGATGGGCGCACGTCTCGGAGCCGGCCCAGACGCCGTAGCGCGTCAAGGCTTGGTCGAGGTAGAGGAACTCGAAACACTCGGCGGCATGGCGCAGGCCAAGCAGCAGGTCGTTGCCGACCATCATTGTGGGCCGCGTGTGGAATGCCGGGCCGAACGCCTCGGCGCATTCCTTCAGCGTGCGGATCGCCAGGTCGCGGCGAAACACCTGGACGACCGGCGATCGGGCGTACGCGCCGCGCGCGGTCATGGCCGGTAGGGCGGCGGTGCTCGGGTGGATGCCGGCCGGGCCGTGGTATTGGCGGTGATAGCCCTTGGGGCCCACGCCCCAGGATTGGCCGTCCCAGACGATCCAATCGACGCGGCCCAGGGCGGGCAGGATGCGCTGGGCCAGGGCCGCGGCGTAGTCGGGCGCCAGAAAGTCGTCGTCATGGAGGATCTGGACGTAGGGCGTGGCGGCGGCGTACAGGCCGCGCAGCCACAGTTCGTTGCAGCCCAGGTCGGTCGAGGTGGCGGTGACTCGCAGATCGGGCCGAGCGCGGCGGGCGCTGGACAGCACGGCGATCTCTTCAGGCCCCGGGCAGGCGATCGAGACGACCACGGGCACGCCGGGCGGCACGCTGGCCAGGCAGCGGGCGAGCAGGGCGGGCCGGCGGAACGCGGTCACCACGACGGTCAACGGGCACTCGGGCGCCCGGGCGGTGGGCAAGAGCTGCCACTGGTCAACGGCCGCCAGGCCCCAGCGTGCCTCAGGACAATCTTCGGTCGCCATGCGGGCCTTGTTCAGCACGGCGACCCGGGACTGGTTCACGCGACACCCGCACACCACACAGTGATCGTCGCGAAAACGGCAACAACCTCGGCAGATCGCGGCGAGATGATTGACCGTTGCATCGTCGCGCGTAGGTCGGCCGGCGGCGACCCAACGGATCACGGCCTCGCCCCAAGTCAGCACGCGGCGGACGAGCGAGGTCCGTGCGGCCCGAGGCGTGATGTTGGGCGATTGTCGTCCGGGCCCTCGGCCAGCTTCCCACAGGCGCCAGTAATCCTCTCGCGTGCGGCACAGCCGAACCCAGGTGGCCGTCTTGCGCACGCCGTGCCGCGGGCAGTCGCCGCCGTTGGGTATCGGACAGTCCGCGCGGCAGTCGCTCACGGGGCGGTCTCCGTGATCGTCAGCGTGATTGACCGATCTCCAGGGCCGGCCAGGCAGCAGAGCAACACTTGAACACTGCCGGTCAGCGTGTAGATCAGGTTCAGGGGGGAGCAGTCGCTCGCGTCCTCGTCTACGGTCATCGGGTTTCCAGCGTTGCACAGGTTGTCGGGGTCCTCCAGGCAGCTCTCTTCACTTGCGCACGAGTTTCCAATCCAGGCTTCAGGAAACCCTGCATCGGCGCACCCGACCTCGACGCACCACTTCTCACACGTTGCGCCGCACGAGATGTCCGAGTATCCGCGCCATATCACCTTGGGCTGCGCGGCGCAGCCGTAGTATTGCGGCGTCAGTGTGAACTCGCCGACGCAATCCGCGCACGCCCCTGTGCCCGAGAGCACAGCGTAGAGCGTCTTGGGTAGGATGCGGTCTTGGCAAAAGCAGAGGCAGTACGGGCAATCGTCCTTATGGTTGGCCAGGTAGTGCTCCCACACGGCGAAGTTGTCCCAAACAATTGCATTTGCGCCGCTATTCGCCAGGCCGGTTTTGCCGCCATAGGGGTCGTATCCCGTTTCCGACCAGGCCGCAATTCCCTCCACGTCGGCCACGCAAAAGACAGTTTCTTCGTCGTGAACACAGAACCTGAAACGCCTCGTGCCCGTCAAGCCGTCGCTGTATGTGTGGAGAGCTTCAGCGACCGTGCTCTCCACGCCAGCCGTGCGCTTGATGATCTTGATCGTCGCCGTGCCGCTGCCGTCGATCGCATACTCTCCGCACAGGTAGTTGTCCGCGTCCGCGTAGCAGGCAAGCACGCGGTACGTCTCGTTGACGTGGCGGTCGGGCGCCTCGGCGTAGATCACAATTCCGTGGAAAGCAATCGCCTCGCTGCGCACTAAAATCGTCGGGCCCCCGGCCGATTGCCAGAGTCGGTTGCTGGCGATGTCGGAATCACCCGCGACCTCGGCGTACGCGCCGCCAGGATCATCATTGTCGGCGCGGTTGAAATCGTCAGCAAATCGCCAGCATCTGCAGCAGCACTCGGTGACACCGACCAGCATCGCGCCACCTCATGCGTAGTCGGGATCGTAGTAGTACGATGGCTGCGGGCATCCGGCCGCGTACCACTTGCGGTAATCGCGGAACCAGGTCACCGAGCACCAGGCCGGGGCCGCGGGCACAGCCACGTCGGTGTTGATCGCTGCGATGGCATCCACAATCCGGCCTTCCCACTCAGCGTCCGGGATGCCGTCCAGGTCCTGGTCTTTCCAGATTTGCACCGTGCCCTTGTGACCCGGCGAAATCTCTGTGCTGGCCTTGCCCCAGAAACTACGGTCGCCGCCGCCAGGGCCGATCTGGACAACGCCCCAGCCGGAGTCCGTGTCGAGGTATTCGACTTTCGCCCCGCCCGCTGGCAAGAGGATGAGGCCGCTGGTCGATCCGGGCGAGATGTCGGCGTAGCCGTACCATTCCGTGCCCGAGACCTGGACCGGGGCCAGGCCCGAGACGATCGCCCGGCCCAGCTTGCCCGAGGCAATAGGCTCGGTCAAGACGGCGAACTTGCCGTCGTGGTCAGGAAAGCCGGGCGCGACCGCCTTGAGCGTCTGCTGGTTCTTGAAGCCGTGAAGATTGGCGGTCGGCAGGTAGACCGAGCCGCCCAGGCCGACCACTGAACAGCGGGCCAGGTCGCCGCCCGTGTCGTTGCGCACGTAGCGCGTGGTGGCGTAATGGGCAAGGAATCGCGGCAGGGCGCCGGTCACGTCGCGCTGGGTGTGCGCCCAGCGAACCACGTCGATGATGTCATTCCAAAATCGGGCGGATATCTCGAGCGGCTGCCCGGCCTGCACTTTCTTGTAGATGTCGCCCATGGCTCACGTGCCGATCCCCAGCAAGGCGAAGTTGGCCGAACCGTACATCTTCTCGACGTGGACGGCGATGGCATCGATCACGTTGCGGTTGACTGCGCCAAGCTCCTGTTGCTGGTATTCGATCCAAAGGTAATGATGCGGCGGTTTGTCCACGCCACTGATCGAGCCGTAGGTGAGGTTGGTCTGGCCGACATCGCGCACGAAGTGGAATGTCACCTCCACCCGGTCCGGGTCTTTGTTACTCCCGCTCCCCTGGGCGCCCATGAACAAGACCGACCCTGCCGGCTTGCCGCGGAAAACGGCGTTGTTGACTTTGCCGGTGAGCAGCTCCAGCGTGTCGCTATACGCGAAGCTCGCGGCGGCCAAAGGGAGCTGCCAAACCTCGGTCCACTTGAACTGGGCTACCACGATTTCGCAGCCCTCGACCTCGCCGTTCTGATTGACCCCGATTGCGCCGTTGTTGTTGTGCGCGGCCGGGTAGTCGGCGATGTGCTGGAAGGCGTGAGTAACCTTGGCGGTGCCGCCCGTGGTGTCGAAGTTCCACTTGAACTCCCACGGGTCGATCGGGCCATACTCAGCGTCGATGTACCACAGGTTGAATCCCTGGGGATCAATGCGGATCGTCTCGCGCCACAGGCCGTGGTAGATCGCCGGCAGGTTGGCTTTGGCATAGGCCAGCACGTACTGGTCGTCCTGGGTGCCGCTCAGCCAGTAGCGCAAAACGGCGCGGTCCGGCGTGTCGGTGAGGTCGCGCGAGAGCGGCCGTTCATTCCAGATGATTGCCATGGGATCTCACGGGCCGAAGGCAACGGCTTGGCCAAACAGGCGGGCCTGGACTCGCCACCAGCGGGCGTCTTCTTGCATTTGGCGCAGCATGGCCTGGGTGTTGCGGGCGGTCTGCCGTTGGGGGTCGGCCAGCGGGCCGCCGAACTGCATGGCTGCGGCGGCCCAGCCGCTGAACGTGCCCCCGATGCGGTCCGCGCCGCCTCCGAGGGCGCCCAGCAGGCCGCGCTTAGGTAACTCGGGGACCTGGCCCTGACGCAGCGCACGGGCCTGGTCGACTAGGGCGACCAGTTCGGCCCGCGTCCGAGCCTGCTGCGCCTGGGCGGCCGGCAGGCCGGCCCCGGCGGCTGCGGCTTTCCACGCAGCTTGCTTCCGCTGGCCCCAAGCCTGGATGGCGGCGAGCTGCTGCTGCTGGGCGGCAAGCGCCCCGGCCATCTTCGTGCCGGCGGCGGCCCAGACAACAGGGGCCGCCCGGCCGACCGGCGCCGGCCGGATGGCTGCGGGCAGCGAGGCGAAAATGCTGTTGAGCAGGTTGTTGAACCCGATCTCCACTTCGGCCATGAGTTGGTAGAGGGTGATCTTCAGCGCGCCTACGGCCTTTGGCCAGAGCGAGCCCATAGCGACTGCGATGTCCACAATCGTGTCGATAGCAAACCCTTTGACGTTCTCCCAGGCCATGTACCCGGCGACCTTCAGCGTGTCCCAGACGTACTGAAAGCCTTTGGCGAGAATCTTGGCAGCCAGCATCACGTCGCCGCCCGCCAGCGCATCGACGATGCCGCCGGCCGCGTAGCCCAGCCATCGGGCGAGGCTCGTGAAAACCCGGCGCAAGAAGGTCCAGGTGTTTGCCAGCACGCTGCGCAAATTGAGAAGGGCGCCCGCGACAATAGCCAATATGCCGACCACGAGGCCGAGGGGCGAAGTGATGGCCGTCACGAGCATTCCGCCGAGGGCGAAGAATCCGCTTACAAGGGCCGCGATGATCGGCCCGCCGATGCGCGTTAGCAGCAGGGCCAGCGGGCGGAGGAATTGCAGGGCCTTGCCAAACACGGCCAGCGACGCGCCCAGGGCGACCAGGGCGCTATTGACCCCGAAAATCTGGCGCACCAAACGCTCGTTGTTCTCGATCCACTCCCGCAGACCCTTCATGGCCAGGATCGCCTTGTCGGTGTAGACCTCGGTGACCGGGGCCAGCGCGCCGCCGATGGCCCGGGCCGCGCTGGTCGAGACCATGGCGAGAACGTGGAACTTGTCGTTGAGCCGCCCTGCCGCGGCCGCGGCCTGGGCGTTGACGATGAGGCCCAGGTCTTTGGCGTTCTGCATGAAGCCGCGCAGGGCCTTGGCCCCGCCCTGGATCATGGGCAGCAGCTTTGTGCCGCTTCTGCCGAAGACGGACATAGCGACCGCGGCCCGGTCGGTAGGGTTTGGGATCTTGTCGATGGCGTCGGCAATCGCCAGGAACTGCTCGTCCATGCTGAGGTTGGCGAGGCCGCGCATGTCCAGCCCGAGCTGGCGCAGCAACTCTCGCGGGCCCTTGGAGCCGTGGGCAGCTTCAGAGAGCATCTTGGCCATGCGGCGCAGGCCGACCTCCAGGTCTTCGCCGGTCGCCCCGGACTGCTCAGCGGCGAATCGCAGGCCGCCGAACGCCTCGACCGCCATGCCCGCGCGCGCGGCCGCTTCATCGAGGGCCTCGCCGTAGGCGGCCCACATTTTCACGGCCAAGCCCATGCCGGCCACGATCCCGGCCGGCGAGGCGAATCGCTCAAGGATCGCCATCATAGGGCCGGGCAGGGCGCCGCCGAACGCGCGCATCCCGAAGCCCTGGATCGCGGCGCCGGTCCGGGCCAGGGCGCTGAGGAACTTGCTGTTCTTGAGATACAGCTCAACGTGGGCACGGCCGGCCGCGATGTCAGCTCGGGTTGCCATCGGCAAGGGCCTTCAGGACGTTTGGATCGTAGGGCACCGGTTCGCGCTTCTGGGGCAGTTCGCCGGTCAACGCCAGGCACAACATGGCGAGGAAGTCCTCGCGCTTGCCGCGCACCATCAGGACGAGTTGGCGGGCGGTGAACGGCCGGGGGTCGAGCCCAAGGACGCCACCGCACTCCCAAAGGAGCGACTCAACTCCTCGGCCATCGCCCGCTCCACCTCGGCGTCGATCGCCGGGTCGTTCGCTTTTTCGCGGTACATCGCGATCGCCTTCGTCCTGAACGTCTCCGCCTTCTCCAGCAGCGTCGTCAGGGCCGGCTGCCGGAGCTTCTGGAAAAAATCCAGCCAGTCGGCCAAAAAACAGTCTTGGGCGGCTGTGAAGCATTCGGCGAGGATCAGGTCGGCGAAGGCTTCGGGGGCAACGCCGCGGCGCTCCATCTCGCTGGCCAGCAAGTAACAGAGCAGCTCCCAGAAGGCAACCGGGTCGTACTGGATGGCGTGAAGCAACGGCAGCTTGTCGTCGCCGGCAAACGGCCCAGCCGGGTCCAGCAGGTTGAAGCGGCCGCCCGATTCGCGCTTGATCTTCAGAAACAACCCGAAGGTGAAGTCGGGCAACTTCCATTCCGTGCCGTCGGCGTCCCGAAACGCGCTCATGGTGTGCTGTCCTCCAGGCTTAGGATCTTCAGCGTGGCGGCGGCAGTCGTGTCGTTGTGACTCGCCTTGGTGGAGACAATCGGGTTGCCAGTGAACACGTTGGTATCGCCGCCGTCGATGTCCCAGACTTCGGGCTTGTTGGCCGCCAGGTCGATTTCTTCGATCGTCACGGGCGCGCTGTCCACCATGTCCACGTGGCCCAGGCCGATCGCGTCGGCGTCTTCATAGTGCAGCTCGACGCCGAGAATCTTCACGGCATCGCCGTCGATCTGGGTGTTGACGGCGACCTGGCGGCAGACGATGCACGAGGCGCCGTTGGCCGGGAAGTCGTCGCCGGCGCCGCCGTTGAGCGACAGGGCGTTGCCGGCGATTGTGCCGGGCACGCTGTAGCGGAGGCCGCCCGACCAGTACACGTCGAAGTTGCCGTTGGCGTAGCCGTGGCCCGCGGGCAGGTTGCACGCGGCGATGCTGGCGCTGGTCTTCACCCAATCGGTCGCCGTTTTGGCCGCTGGCAGCGCGATCTCATAGTAATTGGGATGATCCGCGCTGCGAGTCGCGTGGCGGTGCAGCGCGAACGAACCGCAGCTCAGACTTACGGCGTAGTTGACGGCGGGCATGTTATCAAGCAATCTGGGCGCTGGTGGTGGTCAAGAGCAGTTGCACCAGCGACGTGGAAATGCCCACGCCGATCACGGTGATAAAATTGGTGGCGACCAGGTCGGCGGCCGGGGCGATCTTGCCCGCGGCGGCGGAGAGCACGTAAAAGGTGCCCGCGGCCACGGTCGCGCCGAGGTTGATCTGGCCGGCCCGCTGCACGAGGATCGGCTGGTTGACCGCCCCGCCGTTCAGCGCAATGCCGTACACGTCGTCGTCGGTGGCAGCGTCGCACTGGGCGAGGTACACCTTGCCGTCAGCGGCCTTGACGTAGACCGGCGCGCCGGCGGTGATCGTCTCGCCGGCCGTCTTGGTCATGGTTTCCGCGCCGGTTCCGCTGACCACGCTGGTTGCTGTTTGGGTGAGGTCTGCCATGATGGACTCAGGGTTCAGGGTTCAGGGTTCAGGGTTCACACGTAAAGCTGTGGATCGCGGTCCTCGGCGGTGGGCGTGGCGGTGAACTGCCAGGTCTGCTCCGCGCCGTGGGGCTCGCCCTTTTTGCAGTCCAGGATGCAGTCGCCGTCAAAGCCCTTGGCCGAGGCGTAGTCTTTGGTGCGGATTGCCACGGCGGCGCCGGTGAAGGCCGCGGCCTTGAGGGCCTCCAGACTCGTATCGCTGGTCTTTTCGAGCATCGTGAACTCGATGGTGACCCCAAGCTCGGTCACGCGCTGGCTGGTGATCGGCGGTGTGGAGCCGCTGCCGCGCGTGGTGGTGTCGCCCTTCTTGGGGTCAAGGTTGTAGTTCACGTCGCGCACGTTGGTGAGCTTGGTGCTTGCCGTGGCGCCTTTTGCGCCGTAGTAGATTTCGCCCTCAAACGCCATTTTCGTGGCCATAGGATTCTCCTTGTTGGTCGGTTGGTTTCATGCGCCGATGGAGCCTCGCCAGCTTGCTTGGAACTGGCCAGCCATGGCCAAAAGCGCGGGAAACATGAAGGGCCGCTCGTCGTATTGCCGGCCGCGGAACTCGCCGCCGTGCTCGTGCGCCCCGCCCACGCCGCCCGAGAGGCTGAAGGCCGGGCCGATGACCGCGCCGTAGGCGTCGGCCCAAAACACGATCGCCTTGGGGAGGCGTCGCGTGTGGGTGTGCGGCGGCTCGCCCGGGGGCGAGGCGCCCTTGCGCTTGCGCATCAGCGACATGGCCCTCTTGCGGATGACCGAGGCGGCGTGGCGGAAGTTCTCAAAGCCAGCCTTCTCGGCGGCGTCGCGCACCTGGCGGGAGCGGTCTTCGTAGCTGATTTCGACGCCGATCATGCCATTTCCCCATGCACCGCGTACTCCAGCTCGATCACGGCCACAAACAGGTCGGCCTGCCGGAGGCGCGTCGGCAAGTAAGGCATCAGGCCGCCCTCGGGCAACTCGACGAACTTTGCGTCCGGGTATCCGGCCAAGGCCGGCTCGCGGCTAGCCAGGTATTCGAGGATCGCCCCGGCCAGTTTGGCCAGGCCGTCGCACAACGCGGTGTCGCCCTGCGACACCGCCTTGCGCACGCAAATGTCGATCGGCACATCCACTCGCCAGCCGCCCACGGTGATCCTCTCGACGCGCGGGCGGCCGTAGAGAACGTGAACTTGGAGGGCGTCAGCCGATTCTCGCCAGAGTTCCGTGTCGTAGCTCCGCGCCGGCGTAAACGTCTCGGTAAACGCATCACGGGCCACGGCAAGCTGTAGCTCGTCGACCACGGCGTCGGCAACGGCGATGGCGATCGCGGCGGGGTTCAACGGGCAAGCTCCAGCTTGGTGTGGATGCGGTAGCGGCTCCGGGCGGCATCGACCTCGAACACCCGGCCATCGGACAGGGGCAACACCAGATAGGTGTCAACCTGGGCGCCGCGGTCCCATTCGATCTTGTCGCCACGGGCCGGCGTGATCGGCACGTCGTCCACCATCAGCTCGGCAACGGCGACCAGAAAATCGGTAAAGATTTCCGTTTCAATGAAGCTGCGTTCGTTGGCCACTTGGTGCTCCGTGCGCCCGACTGTGGCGGAGAGCGAAATCGCCGTGGCCCCGCGCCAGTAGACGACGGACTGCGAGACGTGCTCGGCCAGCACGTCGCTGAGCCAGGCGGCGGCAGTGGCCAAGAGGTCGCTCATCTCACGCTTCTTCAGCCCACACGCCCCGCTGGGCGAGGATCATCCAGGTGTGCGCGGCGCCGTAGCCTAGCTGGACGTAGTCGCCTTTCCGGCTGGTCGCGGCGGCCAGTATGCGGCCTTTGCCGGCGGTCCCCGCGATGTTCGGTCCCGCGACCTTGTCGGCCGTCTCGTCCTGATTGGTTTTGACGTGAACGCGCTGGCCGGTCGTCCCGCAGCGGATCACGTATTCCAGGCCGGCGGCGGCCTCGGGGAGCATGATGCCGTTGGCGGCGTCGCCGACCGTGCAATTCATGCACTTGCCGCAATCCTGGATGTCCAGGGTCTTGTCGCCCCCGGAGACGTCCACGTCCTCCCAGAGCAGGTCGGCCGCGTACTCGGGCAGTTCGTCGGGCGCCAACTGGGCGTCAACCCACGCCTGATTGGTTCCTGCGGCCGCCACGCACTGGCCAAAGTACACGCAGCCCGAGCCGCCGGTCCGCACCGCCAACTCGTTGACGAGATCCCAAAACACGGCATCGCCAACGGCGAACACCGGCCCGTCCGTGCCGTCTTTCGTCAGCCGGAACACGCCCTCCGTGTCCAGCGCGCCGACGGCCGAAGCCGCAATGGCCCGCTCGGCGACGCCCAGCAGGTTGCCGAGGTCCACGATAGCGCCGGTGGCTATGATCGCGCTCGGCGTGTATTTGATCTTCCGGCCTTCGCCGGTCACTCGTGTTGCGTTCATGGATTGGCTCCAGGATGAAGGGCGCAAGCGGCCCGGCTGCCGAGGGAGTTACGCTTCCGCCGCCCAGATGCCGCGCTTGGCCCGGATCAGATAGCCGTCGGCCGATCCGTATTGCAAGAACATGTAGTCGCCCATCTTGCTGGTGGCGGCGGCAAGGATCTGGTCCTTGTTGTCCACCCCGGCAATGTCCGGCCCCATGATCTTGTCTGCCGCATTGGGGCTGATGGCCACGCGCTGGCCGGTGGCCCCACAACGGACGAGAAACGAGAACCCGGCGGCGACTGCGGGCAGCGTGACGACGTTGGTGGCGTGGCCCACCGTCACGTTCATGCACTTGCCGCAATCCTCAATGTCGAGCGTCTTGGAGCCGCCGGCGAGCGTCACGTCCTCCCAGAGCAGGTCGGCCATCCAGCCGGGCAGGCTCTGCGGGGCCAGGCGCACACGCACGAGTGCCACGCTGGCCCCGGCCGCCACGGTGCAGGGGCCGAAGTAGACGCAGCCGCTTCCGCCAGTGCGGACCGCCAGCGAATTGGCGGTATCCCAGAACACGGCGTCGCCGATGGCGAACACCGGCCCGGCCGCGCCGCTCTTGGTGAGGTCGAACACGCCCTCCGTATCCAGCGCGCCGACGGCTGAAGCCGCGATGGCCCGCTCGGCGACGCCCAGCAGGTTGCCCAGGTCCACGATCGCGCCGGTGGCCACGATCGCGCTCGGCGTGTATTTGATCTTCCGGCCTTCGCCGGTCACTCGTGTTGCGTTCATCTTTCACGCTCCGTTAGCGGTTTCGGTTTGTCAGGCGGTTGTCGGTTTGTCAGGCGGACGATCAGGCCCCGGCCGACTTCACGCCGGCCCGCCACTCGGCTGCTGCCACCCCAAAGTCCCAGTACACTCGCCAAGCCACGGCGAGCGAATCCGCGTCCGTCTCCAAGCCGAAATATTCGACGATCGGCGACTGCTGGCCGTTGAGGTAGGCGATTTCGTAGCAAGGGAGGATCGACGGATCGGCGAACAGATACCAGTACGCGGTCGAGTATCCGGCGATCAGAGAGTTCTCCAGGTAGCTGGACGTGAGCGGGAACCCGCCGAACTTGCCGGCGTAGGGATTGCCGGCCCCGGTCAGCGCGAGCGTGCCGTCCACGTCGATGGAGATCGGCACCAGCGGGGCGTCGGGCATCAACAGGGTCCGCGCGGCGAACTCCAGGGTGGGCGGGACCAGCACGATTGCCGGATCGACCATCACCGGATCGCCGTCCGCGCCCGTGAGGTTGCGGAACGCCTTGATCGCGTTGGCCAGCCCGGCGGCGGCGAAGGCAGTGCCCGCGCCCGTGACGTAGTTGCCGCGGGCCGCAGTGAAATGGCTGGCACCCGCGCCGCTGGCCATCAGCAGGGTGAAGAAAACCTTCTCGCGCGTGGCGTAACTCTTGCGGGCGAGGGCGGTCGCCATCCGGTCGAACGCGCCCAGGTCGTCGTTGACGATGTCCGTGCGCGACAGGCGCAGCACGGCGCCGCGGGTTCCGACCTGGCGGGTGTACGTCTCTTCGCCCAGATTCAGGTGTTCCAACTCGCCGGAGGGTGCAACCGTGGCCAGATCCCCGTTGAGGGCCAGGCTGCAAACGGTGTGGGCGTGAAAATTGCTGTGATTGGCCAAGCCGCAGAGTCCGGGCACCAGCCAGGTCGGCTCAGCGGCGACCTTGGCCATGGCCTTGTTGGCCACGGCGCCCAGGATGTTGGACAGGTCGATCGAGGAGAGACCGGCCGCCCGGACGCGGATGTCGGGGATTGCCCAGCCGAGGACCTCGCGCCAGTTGCCGGTGGTGATCCGCTGGCGGCCGATGTAGCCGTTGGCGGTGGCTGCGGCGAGGATAATCTCCTGAAGTCCGATCTGCCGGCCGAACTGGCGCTGGGCCGACTCGACGGTCCGCTCGCCGCAGTCCTTGACTACGCGGTCGGCCGCGTGGCCCGCGGCCAGAAGCGCCGCGGCCTGGAGCGTGTCGCCGTTGCTGGGTTCGGCCCGCCGTTCGTGGATCGTGGGGCCTGTGGGCCGCAATCGCAGGAGTTCCATGTCAAAATCGCGCACGGTCGTGCCCGCCTCGATAGCGCGGGCGGCCAGTTCGCGGATGCGTTCGGCGAAGACCGGGTCTCGGTTGAGGCCCCGGACCGCGCCCACGGCCATGTTCTCGATGGCCTCGCGGCGGCGGAACTCCGCGATCTCCGCGTCGATCCGGGAGAGGCCGCCGGCGTGGGCAGGCGCCTTCGGCTGATCGGCGGAAGCCGCCGCGCCGCTTCCGGTAATCGCTGCGCTGGGGACCATGGGCGGCTGGGCCGCGGCCGCCACGGGCGCGCTGGGGTGCTCGACCTGGAATTGGGCCAACAGCGTCTGGAACTCGGTCGCGGTCATTTTCGCGCTGTCCAGGTTCTTCGACTTCAGCCATTGCTCGAACGTCATGGGATTCTCCTTGCGAGGTTGTGCTGCGATGGAAGCGGTGGCGTTCTCGTCGGCGCCGATGCCGACGAAAGAGACTTCGCCGAGGCGGCCGGCGCGGACGACGTAGATCGGGCCGTTGAACTCGCGGCCGTTGACGGTAGCTTGCTGATTGGCGTCGATAGGCTCGATGCGCTCGGGGATCACGCCGACCGAGGCCGCCCAGACAAAGCCGTTCTTGGCGTGCGAAACGACCTGATGGGCCGGGGTGCCCGGCGACGTGTCGCCCGTGATTTCGCCCTCGACGGTGATCTTGGCGTCGGCGATCGCCGCCTTGCCCTGGCCCACGATCTGGCTGGGGTCGTGGTCCAAGAGAATCGTGGTCCGGCCGGCCCGCAGGCCAGCCAGGTCCACGACCAGGGGGCGCGACCAGCCCACGCGCAGCAGGCCGCCGGTATAGGCCAGGATGGAAAAGCTGGGGCGCTTCGCGTCGCGGCCGCCAGCAGCTTCCACGGCCTGCTCGATCGTCACGCGCTCCGCGGCGCAGAGGATCGGCCCGGCCGGCTCCGCGGCGAGAATCGCGGCCAAGGCCCGCTTATTCTTCTTCTTCAGTCGATCGCGTCGACTCATCGTCCAACTCCTCTTGGTCTTCATCTTCGTCGTCGTCTTGTTCGCCCGGGCCGGTTGCTTTGGCAAACAGCAGTCCGCGCAGCGCTTGTTGATATTCCTCCAGCGTCATGCCCAGCGCGTCGGCCTGTTTGGTGAACTCGGTCCGCCAGTCCCTGCCCTGTTTGGCGTACAGCGTCGGATACGTGAGCGAGCCGTTGCGCAGGTCGCGGTCTTGCGCGGCGGATTCTTTGGAGGGGTCAACGTGGGATCGCGTGTCCCAGTGCCATTCGTGCGGATATTGGCCCAGGTCAATGTCTCGCGGCGAAATCCCGGACATCTCCGAGAGCGTCTCGCGGAGCCATGCGGCGAAGACCGGCTCGATGATGACAATCCGTATATCATCCCGGTCGATCATGTTCGAGAGGTCGTAACTCTGGTTGTCCAGACGGCCCGAGGCGTAGTTGTACTTTGAGCTGTTGCCGGTCGCGATGTTGGCGGGCATCAGGAGCGGCCGCGCCTCTTCGGCCACGATCTGCTCGTTGTATTCGGCGAGCGTGGTGGCCGGGTGCTCGGCTTTGACCTGGCCCAGCGTATAGCCGTCCGGCGCGATCATGGCCGAGCCGAACTCCAGAGAGATCGTGTCCAGCGGCTCGGGCGCGGGCTCGCCGATCTCCGGCGGCTGGGCCGTCTGAAGGACCGCGGCGATCTCGGCGGCGGTCTCGGCCGCGCGGATGGTCGCCTTCAGGAACCGGCGGTGATTCGCCAGCAGGGCAAGGCTTGGGGTGAACTCGCTCACGCCCCGGTGCTGTTCGGGCCGGTCTTCGTCGTACCAGTGAACGACAAACTCCGCAGGGTACGCGGTGGCCTTGGGCGTGCCAAATGACTCGCCGCCGGGGTGCTCGTCGAGAATCCAGTAACGGGTCGGATTCCCGTCCGCGTCGAAGTCGATCCCGTCCACGCGGTTCTTCTGTCCCGGGCGCAGGTCCGGCGTGGTCAGCCGATCACACTCCACGAGGCGCAAGTGGACCTTAGCCAGCGTGGGCAGTTTCGGATTGTTGGCGATGATCCCCAGGGCCTCGCCGCAGCGCACCTTGGCCCGGCAGGCGGTGCGGAGCGTGCGCGCGAAGCGCGTGGCGTCCGACCATCGCCGCCACTCGGCCTCCAGCCTCTCATTTTGCCCCTCGTCGTCGGTCAGGATCTGCAGGCGCGGCCCGGTGCCGATCAGATCGTTGGCCTTCTGCTTGTTCATGCCGTTGGCGTAGCCGCCGTTGGCCAGCTCGTAGCGGGCCCGCTGGCGAAGGATGCGGCGGATTTCCGGGCTGGCCGCGGCATCGGCTGAGAGGGCGTCGGCGGCCGCCCAGTGGCGCACGTTCTCATCGGTCGTCTGGGCGGCGTCATAACGCGCCACGACGCGCCGATGGGCCACCGCGCGCCGCGGGGCGGGAGCCAGCCAGCGCTTGAGCCATGCGAGCATCAGGTCATACCCGGAGGAAGCAGCTTGGCGAATCGGATGCCCGGTTTGCGGGAAGCCGCCGCCTGTTTGCTGGAGAGGTAGCGGTCCATGGCGATCAGGTCGGGCAGGCTCCGCTGCTGGGCTGATGTGCCGTCCACGGTCGCGCTGGCCGGAGTGGTGGCCGCCGTTTCGAGAGTTTCGCTGTCCATGACTTCAGCCTGACAACGGCTTTGCCTCTGGGCGGAAAGCGGGGCTGAATGGCGAGAAAATGTTCCACCCGTGGAACTTTTTAGCTTACCCGCTCTGAGGTGATCAGCTTCTGGCCGCAGTAGCGGCAGATCCGGACGCGCCGGATATAGCCGGCGCGGCGGCGGACGTAGAACACGCGGAAGTGCCGGCAGCCGCAGTGGCGGCAGACGAGGCCCAGCTCCGCGTTCGTGCCGTCGTTTTTCGTGTCGCCGGTCATTGGGCGGCCCGCTGGCGCTGAATTTCGGAAAGTTTGACGCGCTTGCGGCGCCCAGCCGGCTCGGCGCCAGGGAACGCGATGCCGAGCATCGAGGCCCCTACGGCGGCGCCGACGATCGCGTCCCACCAGTGGTTGTCCTGGCCGGGCTTCTGTTTCCACTCCAGCACGGTTCGCCCCTTGGCCGTGGTCTCCACAGGCGTCTCGGCCGTGCAATGATCGGCGAAGAGGCGATGGGCCTCCGCGTCGCGGCCGAACAGGAGCCATGAGCCGGGGGTGCCGGGGGCCATCATCAGCCGGCCGGCGGCGCAGGTCTTCCACCAGTTCACGTCGATCAGCACGTAGCGATCGCCGGCGCGTGGGGGTGGGACCCGCCAGCGGTGGCCGGCCATGGCCCCGGGCTCCGGGCGGTACTCGTGGTAGGGCTTAGACGAGGCCCCGACGTACTGCCCGATGGACGCGCAAACGATCGTCCAGGATTGCACGTGGCGGCGGCAGAACGCCTTGACCAGTTCGGTCTTCTGGCCCCAGTGCGCATCGATCAAAAGCTTGGCCACGCGCAGGCTCGCCCCGTCCTCGCGTTGGAAAACGCGGCCTAAGATCGCGCCGGTCGCCTCGGTCAGGCCAGCCAGGAGCCAGGCGTCTTCGGCTGTGCCCGGATGGGCCGCGGCCAGGGTGCGCGGCGGGTTGCGCTGGGCGAAGTAGCGGGCGGGCTGTTTGGGGTGGGTGCCGTAGTCGAGCACCCAGCCCGAGAAGTCGGCGGCCCAGGCGCAGGCAATCCAGTAGAGGATCTCGCTATGCACATCAATGAAGGCCGTCAGGTGCTCGGCCGTCTTGGGCACGGCGCCGCGCGGCACATTGGAGAGCTGGCGGGCCACGCCCTCGGCAGTGAGCTTGACCGAGGATTCATCGGGCACCAGCGGCTCGTTCTGGTATTCGCTGGCAAAAGACGCCTCGCCCACGTCCAGACGCAGGTTCCAGGCGTGCTGGAGCGCGCTCAGCTCGTCGGGGGCGTGGCGCTCGGGCCAGGCCACGCGGGCGCCGGCGTCCATCTTCTCGCGGTTAGCGCGGTAGAACTCGGTCGCCTCGACCGGCTCCTGCCCGGCCCGCTGGGCGTCGGCCCGGAGTTGGGCGTATTGTCGCCAGGGCTTTTCGTCGGACCAAGTGTAGACCAGCTTGGTTCTCAGCCCGTGCCACTGGGGATGTTTGGCGGCGTCGATGATCTGGTCGGCCATGTCGCCCGGCGCGATCACGGTGCAGGGCATCACGCCGGCGATGGTCTGGCCAGGGCCGGCCAAGCCGAGGATTGCGCCGGTCAGTACGCTCAGGCGCCGGGCGACTTGAAACGGGGAATTGGCGGACTCTTCGGTCTGCGGGTCGTCGATCACGGCCAGCGACGGGCGCAGGGAGGGGCGGCCCTTGCGTTTGACCATCATGCCACGTATGCGCCCAGTGATGCCCCGCGCCCGCACACGGCAGCCGCTTGACGCGCTGCCGGGAATCGTGGGCAGGACGATCTCGGCCCGGTGCCAGGCGATGTACGTGCGCTGGCCCTGGTAAGTCTGGCCTTTGGCCCGGTTGGCAATGCCCTCAAGGCGCCGGATCGGCACGCACAGCTCGGGGAAATCGGCGGCCAGCAGCTCGTTGGTTTCCAGCTCCAGTTTGACGTTTTCCAACATCGCACTGGCGTGGGCCTCGTCCGCGCCGATGAGGACGGAGAATGGGCGGTGGCCGTAGACCAGACACCAGAGGACGGCCGCCTCGACCAGCGTGGTCTTGCCCGAGCCGCGGGGCATGGCCAGGGCGAACAGGCCGCCGCGCAGCACGGCCGCCTCGATCCGCTCAATGGCCACGAGGTGGTCGGGCGACCAGGCTAGGCTGAAACGGTCGGCCAGGTACGTCTCGCAGAAGCGGCGGAAACTGTACGCCCCCTCGCCCCGCCGCGCCGGATTGACGATCGGCGGCAGTGGGCCGATGTCCCGGCCGCTCGCCGATTGGCTCGCCTGGCGGGCCCGCGAGCGTTCCTTGCGGCGCTGGTAGGATCGGTCGGCCATGTCAGCGGCACCAGTGGGCGAGGCGGCGGCGGGCGAGATCGCAGTAGGCGGGGTTCAAGTCGATGCCGACGCAGGATCGGCCAAGCTGGAGGGCCACGAGGCCGGTTGTGCCCGCGCCGAAGAATGGATCGAGCACTGTGCAGGGCACCGGCAAGCCGCCGCACTTGCAGCCGGAACGCCAACCGACGGTGCGGGATGTCGTTTCAATTCTCTCTGCTCTGCCGCCATCGTTTCGGCTTGAATCAGCCTTGATTGGGTTCCCCGGCCTGGTTGCGTATCGATCCTTCTCCACCACCCGCACCCACGGCGTCCCGCACGTCGGGCAGCAGCCGCGCTCGCTTGTCCCCGCCTTGATGCAGGGCTCGATCAGCGCGGGCGGGAACGTGGCAAAATGCGCCTCGGAGTAAGGCTGAGGGGCGACCGTCCAGACGGAGCGGCGGTTGCGGCCTGTGCGAGACACGCCATACCCAGAAGCCCCACGGGCATATCGGTTGTCTGCACCGCCGCTTATCGCCCCTCTATAGACGGTTTTGTCCTCTGGCTTCGGTTGCGGCCTGTCTATACTTGCCGCCGCCTCCTTCACTGCCTCCGCATCGTAGTAGTACCGGGCCGATTTGGTGAGCAGGAACATGTACTCGTGGCTTGGCTCTGGCGCATCCATCGGAGGACGGCGGACCTCGAATACGTGACCGCAACCACACGGGCACGCCTCGCGGGCGATTACGTCGCCTTCATCCGTGGCGACCGTCCAGACGGATCGGCGGTTGCGGCCGGTCACTGTTCCGTCTTCATTCCACGCGCGTCCTTTGGTATCGCTGTCGTTACGTCCCGCGCCGCGGGAGTATCCGTTTCTGTAGTTGCCAGGGTTGCCCATTCGCTCATCCGCAAACGGCTCCCTCACCGCCTCCGCATCGTAGTAGTACCGCGCCGATTTGGTGAGCAGGAAGATGTACTCGTGCGCCTTGGTGCAGCGATCCCGCACGCTCTCCGGCATCGGGTTCGGCTTGGCCCAGATGATGTCCTGCCGCAGATACCAGCCGTGCGCTTGCAGGGCGAAGGCGACACGCCACGGGATGCCGACGAGGTCTTTGCGTTTGAGGCCGTGCTTCAATCGTATGGGATTCATGCGCTGTCCGTTGTGTTCGGCTTTGGTGCCAACAAGGGTCGATGATGTGTCGGGGCCACCGCTACCCTTAGTGTCGCTCGCATACGAATCGCCCAGATTCAGCCACAGCGTGCCGTCGTCGCGCAGCACGCGCCGCACCTCGCGGAACACCTCGACCATGCGGGCGACGTAGGCTTCCGGCGTGCCCTCCAGGCCGATCTGCTGGTCGATGCGGGTGGCGCCGCACTTGCCGCATGTCTCACGGTACTGGATCGACATTTCCTCGTCTTTTCTGTTCTCTTGTTTCCTGTTGCCTCCATCGCATTTATTGGCGGCGTTTGCCAGATTTGTCCTTACACCATACTTGACCGATGCAACGTGATCGCACGCCGGGTCGCCTCCATCCCACTTCGCGGTTCCGTAGTCCCGCAGGCCCCAGTACGGCGGCGACGTGACGCAACAGTGGACGCTCGCGTCGGGCAACGTGCGCAGCACATCCAGGCAGTCGCCCGTGAGCACGCGGCAAGCGTTGCCCTGGTCGCCGCGCAGCACCACCAGCCGCGCCCGGGCGCGTCTCGGCTTTCGGCGGCGTCGCGTCTCGGTGATTCTCTTCGGCATCAGGATCGGGATCGCAGGCGGATGATCTCCACGGCCGCCAGGCGGGCCAGTTCGGCGGCCGGCTCGTTGCCCTGGCCCAGGCCGAGCGGCTCCAGGTGCTGTCGCACGGCGGCAAGCTCGGGGTCGGGGGTGGAGGCGGCGGGGTCGAGGTCGTCAAGGCTGAAACGCGGCTCGTAGAGTCGCAGCAGCCGGTTGAGTTCGCGCTGCGTCTGAACGGCGGTCTTGATGTCGCTAATGGCCATGCTCTTCGCGTAGCAGTCGCTCAGCCGGGCAATGGCCGCGCCCAGGGCCTCGTCGCGGTCATAGTTGGCTGCGATGATCAGCCGGGCCCGGGCCTCGCGCAGGGCGCGGCGGGCCGCACGCTTGCTGGCCCCGAGCTTCTCAGTCGCCGTAGCCAGGATCGACTCCTCGCTCA